CCCGTTAACCTTGCCCTTCAGTGCCCGAATCTCGGCAGGCATGTCCGCTACATAGCGAGTATCCTGAGGCTCAGTAGCATTGTTCGGATCAATCGTATAAGCGCCAGTAGGCATAATTACCTCCCAAGAATCAAGTTATTCTGAACAAGGATCATACGCTGATCCTCAGCATCCCGAGCGGAAGCAGAAGCCCGCTCAGCGTTACCAGTAGTACGGAACAAGCGAGCCAACGCATCGTGAATGATAAGATACGGATAGTTTCGCATGATCCAAGACTCCGGAATAGGATCCACCAGCGAAGGGTATACAAGGTAAGTTACAAAGAACTTACGTGTCTTGCCAGGAGTATCCCCAAGCGACACCTGCACCACATCTCCAACCTGCATCACAGAAGGGACACGCTTGACTCCGAAAGAATCCATGGATGCGGAAGGGAAAGGATCCAACTCCAGCTCCTTACCAGCAATCCCAGAGGCTTCATCGTACAGCTGGATACTGATGAGATCCCGAAAGTTATCAAAACTGGATGTAACAATGCCGTAGGAGCTGCGAGCACCTCCACATACAAGGGAGTCAGTCACAGCTTCTACGGCATCTTGGGAAAAACGATCGGTTGTGTGCGCACGATGGATAGCCTCTTTGATCTTAGCTTTCACATCTTCCGCTTTATCTGGCCGCTTGAATAGCAGCATCAATTCCTCAAATATCTCGTTATACGTCATGGTTACCTCCTTGAAATAAACTCTATAGTGGGCACAGAATGCCCACCATGCAGCTTACTTACTGACAGAAGCCACCGGCGGAGGAGCATCTTCGCTGTTGGAGCCGTTACTCACAGCAGCGATGGTGCGAGTAGAGGAGATGCCACCGAGGTCGTGACGCTTGCCGCCAGCCGTGATGCTGCGCTGGATGGTCTGCTCAGCACTGCCACTGATAGCAGCAGCCAGAGCCGCAGCACCTTCGCCGCCAACATCAGACATAGCAGCAGCTACCTTTGCTGCCATCTCAGGATTGGAAGCAAGCTGCGCCACGATATCAGCAACGTTGCGAGTCTTGGGGTCCACATACTGTGCATACTCTTCGCGATCAGCTTCAGTGGCTTCCCAGATAGCAGAGCCGAAGCCTTTGCGGGCCAGCTCGCGATCCATATAAGAGATGACTTCCTTGTCTTCCGTGTGCAACCAGCTGTCCTTGAAGGCAGCACGCTCGCCAGAGGGAGTGATGACGACTGCAGCCTTGCCAGTCATGCGATACAGTTTGCCGTTCGAGAGGTCCATCTTGAGCTCCAGTAGTTGTGCTGGGGAGAGAAGCTCCCTCCCCAGCTGGTTAAGGCTTAGCTGCTAATTAAGCAGCGGCCTGCATGTTGGTGATGACAGCGCAGCTGGCCGGATTCTTGTGAGTGATGGTGCACTCAGTGGTGTAGGTACCGCCGATCGCATCAATGCCGTTGTCAACAGCGCACTCATCGCCATTGGCATTGAAAGCCTTGTGATCGGTCTGGCGGCCTTCGAGGTACGCAACCTTGAGCTGCGGTACGTTGAGCACCAGGCCCATCTTCTGGAGATCAGAGTTCACATTGAACATCGGATGCTCAAGCAGTACGTAGCGACCACGCGTGGTGATGAACGTGGTGAAGTTGAGGCCGAAGCTGTTGGACTGCGTGCTGTCGTTGTACTGGATGGTGGAACCACCAGCAGACGCGTAGCCGTACTTGCGACCCAGGTTGTTCACAACCTTGCGGAAGTTGGAACCACAGAGGATGACGCGCTCGTTACCAGAGGAGTCCGTAGTAACTTGGTTCTGCGTGCCATCAACTGCAGCTTCCAGCTGTTCCCAGGTGGTGGTGCCGCCCATGTGAGTCACGTTCGGTGTAGGAGCGTAGGCAGGGTAGAACGCAGGGTTGCCGATCATCTGGATCAGACCATCCATCAGGTGGAAGGGCTGGTTGTTACGAGTGCCCATGTAGCGCTGACCGAAGATGAAAGCCTTCTCCAACGCCATGGCATGGAAAGAAGCACCGTCCATCTTGTTCTTGCCGACAGGATCCTGACCAGTGATCACCTTGGTAGCAGCAGCGGAGCCAGACAGCGCCCAGGTATCACGGAAGATCTGCGTGTAGTTGGTAACACGGATCGGCGGGATGGACATTGCGTTCGGACGCAGCGAGCTTTCCTCGAATGCAGAGCCAGCGTGAACCAGCTTGACACCAGAGGTAATAGCACCGGGAGCCACAGAGCCAATGCCGCGGGACACGCGCACAGAGGTGGGAGACAGCACCGCGTCAATGATCACGTTCTCACGAGCAGTGGCGATAACGCCAGTGGTCTGGAACATGGTGTTCGGCAGGATGTTGTCAGTGGTAGCGACCTGGAAGATGGTATCACTGGCCGAAGCATTGGCAGTGAGTTCCAGCTCAGGGAAGATCATGCTTTCAACCCAGAAACCGTGCTCGATCTGCTTGGCCGTCTCGGACGGAATCAACGAGGTCAGAGCCAGCAGCGAGGTCATGCCGTTTGGCATGTAGCGCGTGATGTTCAGGCCGAAAGACTTCTGAGCGAAATCGGGCGGGTTGTAATCAGTTGCCCAGATACCAGTAGACATGGAATTTTCTCCTTAGAAGAGGTTGGGAATTACAGAGCGCCGCTGCCGATGCTGTGAACAACCACAGTCGGCTTCAGCGACACGATGATGTTGGAACCGTCAGCAGAGCTGTTGACATCAACCCAGACTTCCTTGATGCCTGCAGTACCGTAGATCAGGTGAGTGACCTTGGCGCTGGCACCGATACCAGTACCGTACACGGACATGCCAGGAACGATGGAACCAGGAGCAGCTTCAGCAGCAAGCAAGATGCGCTTGGTGCCGTTGGCAGTACTTGCAGTGACAGTACTGCCAGCCACCGGAGCAGAGACAAGCTCAACGAAGTAGTCCTTGTACGAGGACGCCGGGCAGTTCACAACAGAGCTGTAAACAGCAGTGCTGAGAGAGATGCCTTCGTTGGCAGGCACTGCCATGGTATTCGCTTGGGCCACGGTGTTGATGTAGCGCACAAGGAAGCCCATGCCAGGCACATGATCAGCGTTGTTGCCATGGCTGCGAAGAGCAGCACACAGTTGCTCAGCGGTAGGCCAGGTATCGGTGAAGCCAGCAGCAGGACCAGAGCGACGAATGGTGCCACCAAGAATAGCACCGACGGTAAGCGTGGAAGCTCCAGCGGTAGTGACCGCAGTGGCAAGAAGACCACACAACACAACATCCCCGATGGTAGCTTGGCGCTGCATACCACCAGAGAACACGGAAGGACGAACAGCAGACATATCAGTCTCCTAAAGATTACTTGAACGCGGAGCTCCAGTCGATAGCACCAGGAGCAGCAGAAGTAGAAGCTTGCGGATCAACCGGCTTGCCGACAAGTTCCGTAGCGAAGTCTTGCAGGAAGCGCTGAGCAACCTGGGAGGCTTGTTGCGGAGAGATGTTCGGGTGATTGGTGGCGAGATTAGTCTCAAGCGCACTCAAGATACCACGAGCAGCAGGATTGTTGAAGATGGGATTGTCTTGACGAATCTGGCTGATCGTCATAGCCTGCTGCACATGCAGAGGAACAGCCTCCATGATAGCAGCAGTACGGGAGCGGAAGCTGTTGTTCAGCATGGCACCGTTGAGGCGCACAGACTGGAGCAACGCTTGTTGAACAGCTTGATTGATGACAGAGGAGAACGCGTTAGCATCGCCACCGAGTGCCGCAGTGATAACTTCCGGATTGACACCGCCAAGGAAGTTCACCGTAGACATCTTCTGATGAAGAGCTTGCATTTGCTCTGCACCGAGAGGAACAACGTCCGTTTCCAGCACGTTAGTTTTCTGAGCCCCCTCGACAGTGTTAGCATTCTGCCAAATGGCCAGGTAGTTGTCGAGTGGAGATCCACTTTGCGACGTGTTGGTACCAACTGCGACATGGTCAACAGTACCGCCATTTACACCTACTTGCTGCTGGACTTGTTGAACTTGCTGACCAACTTGCTGCTGGACTTGAGTTTGGCCAGGCTGTACGGCTTGCTGCTGTTGCTGACCTTGACCAGTTTGACCTTGGCCTTGGGTTTGCTGCTGCCCTTGACCAGAGCTGGAACCGCCAAAAAGGGCGTTGAAGAGATTCATGGTATTACTCCTTGTGGTTTGTAACTTGGATTGAGAGAAGTTGCTCGCAGAGATCGCGAATGCCTGCATGGTACGAACGGAGCTTAGCGAACTCAAAAGGATCTTTGAAGTCCGGCTCCATGTGAGCGATAGCATGGATAGCCATCGCCTGTCTTGTCTCTACATACGCTCGCTGAATAGGACTGAGAGCTACGTTAACCATGTCCGCTGCAGTTAGGTTGTATGAGCGAGGAAGTTGAATCTCGCTAAGTTCCATTATTGCTGTCCTTGTTTGTTACCGGCTGCGACCATCTCAGCCAGTGTGTTTGCCTGCTGTCGTGCGGTTGTAGCCTGCTCCTGCTGAATAGCTGATTCATCCGGAGGAACAGGCATGGGCACATCAAAAGCTACACCTGCTTCTACTGCCATCTGCGCTTGCTGCTGCCATACTGCCATCTGCTGCTCATACATGCGCTCCACGTTGGTCTTTCTGAACGGGCGAAGATCTGCACCGCGCAGGCTCATCAAGTGAGCAAACAGCTGACCAACACGATACTCAACACCAAGAGCAGGTACTGACTGCAAAGTTTGCAAAGCTACTGCAAACTCTTCGGTACTCATTTCACGATCAAGCGGGCTAGCGCCATCGCCGATCTGGAAGAGCAGGAGCGCGTTGCGGAGCTTAACAGGATCAATCTCAACAGCTTTCTGCTCTTCAGCATTCATGTAAGTGGTACTACTCTGATACTGCAGAATGTTGTTCTGGATAATGGTACGGGCAGGGATCATGAGCCTGGAGCGTACGCTGATAGTAACCAGCCGCTCACGGAGGTCAGTACCTTCCATCACATCATCAACTTCACTCTTGGTCTTGTTGCCCTTGACCAACTGCCCTTGCTGCATCGGGTTGGTGCCAGCAACTACGTAGCTAAAGCGCTCCAGTCCGTTAGCGATGTTCATGAAAGCAGGAGTCTGCTCATCACGGAAAGGAATCGGGAAGTACGCGTTGGAAATAGGCTGGTACATTGCAGCACTGCGTAGCGGTATCTTGGCTGCAGGGTTCGGGTTGTTGATATCCTTCGATTCAATATACAGCGGATTGTAAATCCCACGGTCAGACACAGCACGCCGCTTAGCTGCCAACGTAGCATTCCACATGTTGGAAGACAGATCCTGCAGATCCATCAAGTTCTCAGCGAGCGACTTAGTCTGCAGACGCAGGCCATCGCTGTAAGGCTGCATGATGATCATCGGGAACATATCGTGCGCGTTGGACTGACGCTCGACTTCCAGAAGAACCTGGTCATTGATGATAACCAGCTTGAAGATCTGAGGATGGTTAGCCTCAGGCCCCGTGATACCGAAAGAGCTGGGGATGATGCGCACATACATAGTGGTCTTGTAGTACGCATGAGCGTAGGATACAGAACCAGTCTGGCTTACCTGAGTACCGAAGAAAGAAGCCCAGTTGGTGATAGGCCCCTTGGCCGCATGCTGGGATGCGCCTACGATATCAGGAGTGTAGTAGAGAGTATGATCACTGGTGCTGGTATTCTCCGTCATCCTACTGTTCAGAGCGTCAATGATAACAAGAGGCTCTACAAGCTGAAAGAGGCGATTTGTGTACTTCTTCATACCAGACGGAGTGAGAACCTCAGTGGTACCAACGAAGTCACCTTCCTTAGCCACATCACTTGGATCAACACGAGTATCGAAGAACGTATTGTACATATCAAGGCTCTTGGCCTTGTTGCCACTCCACACAACCTCAACACGAGTGGGATTGTTGTTGTTATCGTTCTTCACGCCCCAGGTAGTTTCCACATCCCAGGTAATACTGATACCGCAGATGTTGTACTTGAAGCCATCGCGGAAAGTGCTAATGAACTCAGCATCCCAGCCAGTATGAGTGGCGTTCTCCTTGACAATGGTGTTGAACTGGAGCGCAGCATCCTGGTGCTCAGGGCCAGCTCCAGCCATGAACATCGGAGTGCCCTCAAGGAAGGTAGCAGCCAGCTTGCCAGTGGCAGTTTCTACCTGAGGAAGCACCATCGGGACAATAAAGTCCGTAACTTGCACAGGCTTGCCAAGCATATTCGCCAGGCGCAGCTGCACATCACCAGAAGTCACACCATACGTGCGGTTGTAGTACTTATCCACCAGCAGCATGGAATCACGCAACATGGTTTGCGCGTAAAACGATCTCCGGCACTGCTGCGCATACTCCAGAAGCTTGTCTTTCGCAGCCTTTGACAGCTTGGGGCGATCAATAACCGCCGAATTATCTACTTTTGCCATATATCCTCCATAAGATTGTTACGCACTGCGCTCCGCTCAGGCCTGCCCGCAGACGAAGCATTCTGCGGCGTACCTGCACCCCACACAAGGCAACCGCTACGCGGCTCAGGCTCCTCTACTCACTACGCTCGCTGCGCTCGCTTCGTTCCGTTGCTCGCCTTCGGCCTTGCGCGTGGGCCCGGCAGGTACTAGCAGGACGCTTCGCTGGGGTCAGGCCCATGCGCTACGCTCCGTGCTCGAGCACAGCTGCTACTTACACTAAAATGAACAGTTATCTTCCACACTGGCCACACCTGGGGAAGGGTTGCGGCCGAAGGTAGCACCTGCTGGGTCCATGGATTCGCAGAGTGCTTGGTAATTCTTGACCATAGCTGTAGCCATGGCGCACAAGTCGAGGGCTTCGTCCTTATTCTTGGTCTTGGTGAAGTCGTAATCTACGACTTGTTTAAGGATAGCTGAGTGGGTTGCCTCAGTGGTCTCCAGCTCGTGAGCTACAAAGGCCTTGATGACAGAGCGTACGCGCGCATTCTTGCTCTGATCGTTTGTGTAGATCTCAACAAAGTGGATATTAGTGATATTGAGCTGCTTGCAGACGAAGTCGAACCAGAAGAGGTAGGTGCTCTGATAGGCGTTGGATTCACAGCCGATTACTCTGCAGTTGTACTTAGCGCAGAAGGCCAAGCAAGCTATGATGGCCTGGTACGGAGTAAGTGGCGCCAGCAGCATGTCTACAGCTACTGGACGCAAAGGAGCTTCCGTGCAGGTCTCGAAGTAGCCAATGCCCAGATCATCCAGCCCAGCCTGGAGCTTCCCAGTAGCTGGGTCAACTACGATGAACCTCGCTTGCTTCACATACTCAGGTGCCTCAGTATCCCGCTTCTGGAACTTGGAGATATCCACGGTGCGATTGAACGCAGCCATGTTTGTTTCGTTCTGCACCTCAGCCAGGAACACCTCAGGCTGGCCAGCTGCTAAGTCATGCTCGAACTCCTCCATCAGAGCTTCCATGGGGTGCACATCTTCCCAGAGAGCTGAGCCGTCCTGCAGGATAGCGCCGCTGATGAACTTAACCCACTTAGGGTTCTTCTTGAGCTTCCTGAGGATGGAATGCTCAGTTGGGTACATGTTGGCCACAAAGAGGTACAGGCAGCCATGAGGGCTCTTAGCCTTCATAGCAGTCGCATACATCCAGCCTTCAATGGCCTTAGACTGCACCTCACTCTGCGCAGCTTCCCGTGTCTGCACATCCTCAAAGATCATAACATCAGGGCGTGCATTCCCGAGGTTGGTACCACGAACTTTACCAAGCGCACCTACGCCATGCAGGATGATAGCTCTTCCTTGGAAGAAGAACTTTTTCTGATCCGCTTGGTTGATCTCCACCCCAGCTTTCCAGGAGCCGAAGGTGGTAACAATGTTAGGCTCCTCCAGCATGGAGATAACATCTCGGATGATGTTAACTGCATGGCTCTCAATACTGGAGAGGATAAGGATATACTTCCTCTTGGTGAAGAGGATGATATACACTATCAAGAGCTTTACAATCGTAGTCTTAGCGTGGCCCCGAGGAATCCCCAGAGCCAGCTTAGGAAAGCACCTGTACTCCTTGGCAAGCTCCTCCGTTACCAACTGCCACACCAGCAGAAGCACTGGAGGGAAGTTGGACTCAAAGGTATCAGGCATCGCCACAGGCGCAAGGAAGTTGAGGTCATTCCTGCAAGCTTCGATGACCTGAGAGCGCTCGAACTGGTAAGCTGCGCTAAGGTCAGCGGCCTGCTCTTGCGCCGCACGATCCAGAGCGTCGAAATCTACATTCGCCAGCTCAGGTGCCAACTCCGCAGCAGCTACTTTCAGCTCTGCGGAGGTTATTCCCAACCTCTCTTCAAGACTTTTCATCTTCCCCTCCTCCTGTCAATGACAGCGCTCCAAGCTTGGAGCTGAGCTTAGTCAGCTTAATTAGTGCGGCCCGCTTAGCTAACTCATCTCCGAGCACCTTAGCTGCCTGCACATGCGCCGGCATACCTTGCAGCTTCAGCATCCGCACCTGCTGTGTGGTTCTCATCTCAGCCACCTCCTCGAGCTGCTTCAGCGCTGCCAGCCTCTCCTGCAAGGCCTGCAACTTCGCTGTACGTATCGAGTCGATCACTGAGAGCTTCAAGTTCCTGTCCATGAACAGATCCCCTTTCACTCAGTTTCCTCATAAGATCAGAGCTTTGCATAGTTACCAAAGGTCGCCCTTCCACCTCAATAACTTCCCCAGCTCCGTCCATCTTGAAGCGCAGAGCTGCCCTAGGCGGCAGAGTAATCTGCACCACAGTAGCTCCAGCCCCATTGTGCCCAATAGTTCCCATTGGCGCCCGCCTGTTAGCTTTGTTCAGCACCTCATAAGCTCTGAGGATCTCAGCAGGCTTGAACATCATCGGCACAGCCTTCTTGAGCTTATCAAGGAGCGCATTCTCCAGCTCATCCGCTTTGTTATCCATGCCCATCGTGCGCTCTTCTTGCTCGAGCCGGGCCAAAGCCACATCCTCAGCGAACTCAGGATCAGCCATAAGCTGGGAGATATAGCTCACATCACACCCTGCAAGGTGCGCTACCCTTGTATGGTCTGTGATGTGACCAAGTAGAATCTTGACTCTTTCTTTATCCACTGCCATGACAGACCTCCTATGCTAAGTAAAGTAAGCTACTAGACAGAGCTTACT